GAGTTCCTGACTGACCAACAGCAGATCAGGCAATTTGAATTGCTGTTTTCCACAGTTGATACGTTGCAAGTTATTGTTGGCACTGATTTTGAATATCAAGCAGACAATGCGGCGGCTACTGCAAACGAGGCACTCGCGCAGATAGTTGCACTCGCGCAAAATACTGCGGTAGAAGATGCTGTGATGAACGCCAAGGTGCAACAAGCACTGGATGCTTTGACAAGGCTGGCACAAGCACTTGAGTTGCTGGCACTTGCCCCTGTGCGTAATAATGTGGAACTGGCGCACGATGTAAATGGCATCTTGCCGTATGCAAACCAAACTCCAAGGGTGCGATCAAATCAGGTGCTGACATGGCTTTCGATGTAATCACCCCAACCAAACTAGGCCAAGCCGCCATTACCACTGGCGTGACTACGCTTTACACAGTGCCAGCATTGACAAGAACTTTGCTCAAAGAATTTAGTATTGCAAACACAACAGCCGCGGACATAAATGTTCGTGTATTTCTAGTGCCATCAGCAGGTACGGCTGGAACGTCAAACGCTTTTCTGTACGATGTACCTGTGCCAACTGCAAACGCATTGCAATACAACGGTGTTGAAGTGCTTAATGCTGGCGATACCATTCAAATTCAAGCTGTATCAACAGGTTTGACCATCATTGCCAGCGGCGCAGAAGCCACCTAAGGAGTAGACATGACAGTAACAGTAAAAGTTCTGATTCCAGCAAAACAGGCTGAAGGCACGCAGACTACGCAATACACAGCCACCAATTGCAAAACCATTATTGACAAGTTCACCGCAACCAATACAACGGCAGGGAATGTGAGCATCAGTGTCAATTTGGTTATCAGCGGTGGCACGGCAGGTGCATCCAACTTGATTGTCGATACCCGCAGTATTGCTCCTGACGAAACTTACACTTTCCCTGAATTGGTCGGGCAAGCACTTGAACCAAGTGGGTTTATCTCGACCATTGCAAGTGCCGCTACATCACTGACAATACGTGCCAATGGGCGTGAAATAACCTAAGGAGAACAGAATGGACAAATTTATGATGATGCCCAAGGGGTTTATGGGCTTACCGATGGATGAGGAATTCATCACCAATGCCGAAAACAAAAAGAACTACGCCATTGCGGTTCAAGATTGGAACTATGGCCCAGAAATGCCAACGAATGAACCTGGGGCAAATAAAGAGTTTTATGTGGGTCTGGCAGAAGCAATGCAGTGCGATGAAAAAGATGCACGCCGCAAACATTGCTCAAACTGTGATTACTACGACAACTCTTTTATGACCCAAGTGCGGATTGAGCGAATCCCAATGGCGGCATACGACAAAGGCGCAGGGTTTAGGGGTCATTGCGAAAAGCTGAACTTTATCTGCAACGATATGCGGGTTTGTCAGGCTTGGGAAGACAGAGAGTATGAGGATTGACCTTTTGCCAATTTGTGCGAAAATCAAACCGCTGAGTCTATCTGGCATCCAGCGGCCTTCCCTACATAGGAGTTGTGGATGGTAACGGTTGGCATTACAGAACAGCATTTGGTAGAGGTCTATTCTGACCCCTATATCACAAAAGTTGGGCATGACCATCGCCCCGCCGCGCCAATTCAACACCCAAATGTCACCTATCTTTCAGCATGGGTTGATGGAAAATTCTCTGGTGCTTTTATTGCTATCAAACAAAGCGCAGTTGAATTAGAACTTCATGCACTACTTAAAAAATCAGCACTGAAACAATCACGTGATCTCGGCTTTGCGTGTTTAGCGTGGGCATTTTCGCAGCCAATCTTACGGGTGACTGCTTACATCATTGAAGGACTTGATATGGCAAAAAACTTTTGCATCAAGTTGGGATTCAAAATTGAGGGTTGTAGACGCAGTGCCTGTGTGCAAAATGGTGTCGTTAAAGATGTCTATATGTTGGGCATGACCCGACAGGAATGGGGCGCAATATGAGCTTTATTGGTGATTTAATTGGTGATATATTTGGCGGCATAACTGGCGCAAAACAAGCTGGAGAAGCCGCCGAAAGGGGTGCGGCAACTCAGGCATCTGCGGCAGGTGCTGGTATTACTGAACAGCGCAGACAATTTGACAAATTCATTGAACTGATGTCACCCTATGTAACGGCTGGCACTGGGGCGCTAACAAGACTCTCGCCTTTTGAAGAAGCTGGGGCTAGATCATTTGAACAACAGCAAGCACTTTTGGGCTTGCGTGGGCCAGAAGAAGAACGTGCCGCTATTGAACGCATCAGTGGTGGCGAAAGATTCCAAGAAATGGCCCAACAGGGTGAAGAAGCATTATTGCAAAGGGCATCAGCGACAGGGGGTTTGAGGGGCGGCAACATACAGGGTGCTTTAGCACAATTTCGCCCAGAGTTGTTAAATCAACTTATAGGCGAACAATATGGTCGTTTAGGTGGTTTGTCCGCTACTGGATTAGGTGTTACGGGGGATATATTTTCAAGAGGGCAAGCATCCGCTGCTGGGCAAGCTGCGGCTGGCATGACATCCGCATCCAACATCGCAAATCTTTTAGCTAACCAAGGGCAAGCCACCGCTGGTGGTCAAGTAGCAAGAGGTAATGTTGGAAGACAAACCTTTGGCGACATTCTTAGCATCGGCAAAGTAGCTTCAGGGTTCTTTTAATCATGGCAATCAATCCACTACAACCACCAATAAATTACATGGGGATGGCCCCACAATTAGATTTGGCTAAACAGTTTGAAGGTTTTGGTCAAGCGTTAGCCGAACGTCAAAAACGCATGCAAGCTGAAGCAATCAAGGCGGCTTATGCAACTGATTTGGAAACAGTATTAAGTAATCCTTCAATAAGTGAATTTAATAAATTTGCTCTTAAATACCCGCAACAAAGAGAAGTAGTAAAAGATGTGGCGAGTCGATTTACAACAGAACAACAAGATGCTGAATTTAACATTGGCAGAGACGTAGCCGTAGCACTTGAAAATGGTAAACCAGAGGTTGCGCTTGGCGTTCTTAATAAAACAATTGAGGCAAGAAAAGGGTCAAACTTACCAACAACGGTTTATGACCAGATACAACAGATTCTGTCAAACACCGAAGACCCAGATCGCGTAAAAAAAGCGCAAGCACAGACAAATTTTTCTTTGACTTTGCTTAACCCTGAAAAATTTGCAAAGGTTGCTGAATCTTTGCAGAAGCAAAAACTTGCGCCAGAGGAATTTGGCGAACAACAGGCAAAAACAAGACAAGCAATAACAGAGGCTCAAACCAAAGTTGCAGATTTACGCATTAAATTGCAAAACGAACCTATTGAAGCTGAAAGGTTACTGATTAAACGTGACCTTGAAGCTGCACAAGCGGCAGAGGCTGACATCAAGGCCAAGTATGCCGAACGACTGCAAATCGCAGGACTGAATAAAACCAACTGGGACATTAAAAATCTACAAAGTCAAATCAGTGATCGTGCCGCCAAGTTGAACATTGATAGACAGCAAATGCAAGCAACTGTTGCCGACAAATTGTCAAGTATCCAAGCACGTTTGACTGATCTGCCAGAGGGCGCAAGAAAACTAATCAATGAATCAGCAACAGCCGCGGCATCTTCAAAGCAAGCGGCAACACAATATAACGATCTTGCAAATCGTATTCAAAGCGCAGAAGGCGGTAAAGGTGCGCTGACATCAGCAACAGAATGGTTTGCCAAATCGTTGGGTCAGCAAGATGCATGGACGCAAATCCGCAATGAATACACTCGAGTGAGAAACTCAGTGGCAATAAAAGCCTTGCCGCCTGGTGTTGCAACAGATAAAGATATTGAGTTGGCGTTGAAGGGCATTCCACCTGAAAATGCAAATGCAACAACACTTGCATCATTCTTGCGCGGTACAGCAAAACTGCAAGATATTGACTCAGCTATCAACAATGCCAAAACGGATTGGCTGTCGCAGAACAATGGATTGCTCACACGGTCCAAAGGCACGTTCATTGCTGGTGATTACACTGCCAAACCTGGAGAGACATTTAACGACTTTGCTCAACGCATTGTTGGTGATGTTTCTGCAAAATATCGTTCACCAGAACAACTTGAAGAGCAAAGAAGACAGCAACTTATTAGTCAAATTCCTGGACAAACAACGCCAGCAGTAGCACCAAGACCTGCGCCATCACCTGCTAGTATTGAATCACAAGCTGATGCAATCCTGCGCGGAGGCAGATAAATGGCAACAGCACAAGAGTATGCGGCCTGGATAGTTCAAAACGCTGATAAGCGTGGCACACCTGATTTTGAAACAGTTGCCAATGCATATCAGATTGCCAAAGAGCGTGAAACCACTGCAACAACGCAACAGCAGATTCTTCAACCAGTGCAGGAACCCAGCATAGGGCAAAAAATTCTTGGTGCTGGTGAAGCTGCATTGACATTAGGAACAGCCGCCACAGGTGGCACATTGGGGCAAATAGCGGGAACATTGCAGGGTTTGTCTCAGCAAATTTTGTCTGGTCAATTTGGCACACAAGATGCTGTTCGTGCAGTTGAAAGAGCAGCGGCAGAGGGCGCACAGGCTCTCACTTATCAACCCAGAACACAATCAGGACAAGAGCAAGTTCAAGCTGTTGGAAAACTTTTGAGTGAAGTTCTGCCTCCAGTGTTGCCAATACTTGCGGCCCCTGGACAAGTGGGACAAGCCCTCAAAACAGCAACACCAATTGCACAAGCCACAGCCCAACGTGGTGCGGCGGCAGTTAAACAAGCGGCTACTGCAACAGGGCAAGCAATTGCAAAGCCTGTACAGGCCGGTGTGACAGCAGTACAAGAAACTTTAGGCATGACTCCATCCGCACCAGCGGCTGGGCGTGTTTCAGTAGGTGCGGCGGCTACCCCTGATGAATTGCGGAGAGTCACCACCGCAGAGCAATTGGGTTTTGTTGGCCCATCTGGGCTGACTGCTGGTCAAAGAACACGAAATTTTGCTGACCTTCAGTTTGAAAAAGAGACTGCCAAATTAGGTGAGACTGGTGCGCCATTGCGTGAACGTGTTAGCAACCAAACAGCAAACTTGATTCAGCAATTTGATGCAATGGTTGACCGCACTGAACCACTGCTGGTGGATGTAAGAGATATTGGCAAAGCTGTAGATCGAGCCGTAGTCAACAAGGCAGAGATTGCACGCAGAACAATTCGTAAGGCTTATACAAAGGCCGAAAATGATGGTTCAATGCTTGAACCCGTTAGCTTAGATCAGTTAGCAACTACTGCGGTAGACGTACAGCGTTTTGAAGGAGTTGCACCAAATGTGGCCCCAATTCGTAAAGAAGCTATTCGACTTGGCATCTTGACTGAAGATGCCGATGGAAATCTGATTGCACAAGCAAAACCCATTGCGGATATTGAATTGTTGCGGCAATTTACTAATGAAGTTACTGATTGGACGGATAAACGACAGTCATTAATGGCAAGAAAAATAAACAACGCAATTGATGTCGGCACTGAAGGTAAAGGTGGTGAGTCATACAAAGCGGCACGTAAGTTGCGGACAGACTTTGCTAATGAATTTGAAAATGTAGGGCTGACCGCAAAACTACTGGCAACCAAGAAAAATACAGACGAGCGTGTTATTGCGTTTGATGATGTATTTAACAAAATTATCATTAGTGCCCCACTTGAAGAAATGAACAAAGTTAGAAAAACTTTGCTTACAGCAGGGCCAGATGGAAAACAGGCTTGGAATGAATTGAAGTCCAACAACATCAGATACATGATTGAAAAAGCCTTATCAACTGCCCAAAGGGATGAGCGTGGGCAACCTCTGATAGCACCAGATAAACTTAACGGAATAATTCGAACTTTAGACAAAGAAGGCAAACTAGAGGCCTTATACGGGAAAAAACAGGCTCAACAAATCAGAGACCTTGGTGAAATAGCCATTGACATTTATACAGCACCACCTGGGGCAATAAATTTTTCAAACACTGCATCTGCGTTGCAAGTGGCGTTAGACTCTGTCGGGACTTTTAGTCTCACTGGCATACCTGCACCAGCGGTTACAGCCTTGCGTGAAGCATCAAAATATATCAAAAACCGTGAAGTCAGAAACAGAGTTAGACGGGCTTTGCAACCTTTGGGAGAATAAATAAATGTCCGCAATATCAGTAGAACCACCATATCCAGCGTTTGCGGATGCTGATGGTCAACCGCTTGAAGATGGTTACATCTGGATTGGCACTGTCAACCTGAACCCGATCACCAATCCGATTGTTGCCTATTGGGATTCAGCACTAACGATCACTGCTGTCCAACCCATCCGCACAAGTGGGGGTTATCCTGTCTACCAAGGCACACCATCGCGCATCTACACCAATGGCGATTACTCCATCCAAG